CCCCCCAATGCCTCTACTGGTATGAACCCGAACCCGACCACACACCCCTCCCCTTGCACAAAGTCCAAATGTGGGAATGCCTCTCCGGCTCCATCGAACTCTGGCGCAAAGAGCAGCTCAGTGACGTCCCCGTCCTCGTCAACATGGGCAAAGGCCACCCCCCCATCACCGGCCACTACTGGTTCACCCTTGACTACCTCCCCGAAGGCCAGCCCAGCGGCCACCTCGACATCGGCGACACCGAACTGCTCGAAGAGCACAAAGAAGCCAACGTCATCAAACTCGCAAACGGCCAGCTCGCCATCTACCCCAACAACCGCCTCAAGTGGCTCCCCGTCTCCCTCACCCCCCCCGAAGCCGCCACCACCATCCCAGACTGGCAAGTCGCCACCAACGCCCAGTGGGACGAATGGTGGACCGACTCCGAAGAAATCCTCGGCCACGCCAAATGGGCTTACTAACGTCAAAGAACAAACGATCCCCTCGAAGAATGAAAACTGATCCTACCTATACACTAGCCAAAGACTCCACCGCCCCCCACAGGGCACGGTTGGGGGTCGTTTTGCTTAGTCTTGTTCGGGCTTGCCGCTGGCGTGCCCGCCGCCTCCGCTTGGCACTCAGCATTGTCTGGCGAACGCCTGACCATCACCCATCCGCTGCTAGGTTGTCGTGGAGGCATGCGTGGGAAATTGCTGATATGGTCCACAACCCTCATCACCTTTGGGTGTGTGCATAGCCCGAACGACAAAGCTCACGGCGCTGCCGGGGGCGGAAACCAACCTCAAACAGACTGACTCTATGCCTAAAAAATCGACATCGAAACCACCCAGCGCCCCGGCAGTTGACCGTGCAGCGCCTGGTTCGCCTTTGTATTGGTTCGCGAAGCTGCCGCTGGTAGAACAAGAACAAACAGTGCTTCCCGAGATCATCAAAGCATGCGAGAAGGGGAATCTCGCCGCTGCTAAATATCTTGTGTCCAGTCCATACACACGGGTGATCGCACATTGGGTGAAGACGTGTTATGAGCCTGATGAAGAGTGCCATTTTATGCAATTCTGCATCGCCATCGGCGTAGCCGATGAAGAAGGGGAGTGGCGGGATTCAACATTCTTGTATCTCGATGTCGATGCCGATGCTGAGAACAATCTTGTTTCGTGGAAGAACTGGAACTGCGACGGGTGCTCAAAGAGCATCCTGTGTGCCCTACTCGGAGACTGGATCAAGAAACCTTTTCTCATCTCCCAAAAGCCGGAAGTGATGCTCATGCAGGATACCGAGCCAATGACACTGGCCGAGTTTATCGAAAAGCTCCGCCCCTGGATGGCGAACAAGCAAATAACACACTAGCGACACATGCACACCTCCCGCCAATCCCACACCCGCAAAGCCATCCAGCGCGCCAGCGCGCGCGGACGCCTCATGGCCAACCAACGCTGGAAGCTCGACCGCGAACGCCGCGCCGCCCTCGCCGCCCTCGCCACCGCCGACCCCCTCCGCGCCCCCGGCCAGATCGTCCGCCGCATCATCATAATCGAATCCGACCAAGTCGCCCACGAACTCATCATTCGGGACTACCACAGCATCCGCGCCATCAACCGCCTCCTCGCCCCCCACCGCCTCGTCCTCAAGCGCAAACCCTGATCTCCCCCATGCCCCTCCTCGACCCCCAGCTTGCCACCGCCCTCCACCAGCGGCAGACCCCCAGCCCCGTCGTCGACCCCATCCCCCTCGAAACCCTCCTCACCCACACCCAAGAAACCGCCCTCACCCTCTACAACGCCCGGGAGGAAGTCATCCAAAACATGATCGACTACCCCCTCGAATGCGCCTGGGTGCCGCAAGACTGGTGGCTCTTCCTCCACGAACTCGCATTGAAGCGCATCGCCTACCCCGGCGCCGTCCTAGAGCTCTACATCTCCGGCGGCATCCGCTCAGGCAAATCCTTCGTCTGCGCCATGCTCATCGTCAGCCATTTGATCTACACCCGCAAAGCAGGCATCTTCTGCCTCTCCCGCACCGACAATACCTCCCAAAAACTCCAGCAAAAACCCATCGAACACTTCATGCTCGAAGAATTCATGGGCGGATCAAGCGGCAAAATCGCCCAGCAACGCAATCAAAAACTCAAATTCTCCGGCGGCAAATTCACCGACAACAAACTCGAACGCTACCTCACCGTCCTCGACGAAACCGCCACCCCCTTCAAAGGCGGCGGCGAGTTAGAATTCCGCTTCTTCTCCCAGGAAGTCGAAAGCTACCGAGGCTACGCCCTCACCACCGTCTGGAGTGACGAAGCCATCCCCGTCAACCACGTCGAAGCCCTCTATGACCGCCTCGTCTCCCGCGCCGTCGACACCACCCAGGCCGCCCACCGCCAGCGCATCCTCATCCTAGAGCGCCAGCTCGCCCGCCTCGCCGCCGGAGACCCCACCACCCCCCGCCCCCACCCCGCCCAGCTCGGCGCCCTCATGCACGGCGTCCACCTCATCTCCTACACCCCAGAGGAAGGCTACACCGCCACCGTCCGCCGTTACTTCGACGGCGCCCACCGCCCCGAAAAGCACCTCCACATCGCCCCAGAGCTCGACGGCAAACCCGGCGTCACCGACCCCCGCGTCCCCAAGATCGCCTACCCCACAGACCCCACCCGCCTCGTCGGCTTCCTCCACACCTCCGCCAACAAAATCGTCGACAGCTACACCGAACTTTCCCGCAAAGCCGCCGACTGGGACGAACGCACCATCCGCATCAAACTCTACGGAGACGCCGCCCAGGCCGACGAACGCCTCTACCACTCCTTCTCAGACCGCCACCTCACCACCTGGGAACACCTCCCCCGCATCGCCTCCCTCTATGAAGTCGTCGACCCCGGAGGCTCCAAACCCTGGGTCATCACCTGGTGGCTAGTGGACCCCGCAGGCCGCTCCTACCTCGCCCAGGAATGGCCCACCCCCGGCTGGCGCGTCGACGGCTACGACCTCGGCCCCTGGGCCGTCCCCAGCAAAGGCGACAAACTGAATGGCGACCCCGGCCCCGCCCAAAAGACCCGCCTCGCCTGGTCCCGCGCCCACTACATCAAACAAATCTGGGAAGGCCGCAAACGCCTCATCGACAAACTCACCGAAACCGGCACCCCATGGCAAGGCCGCACCCAGACCAGCCCCCTCACCTGGACAAACGGCTGGACCCTCGAAGGCCCCTTCGCCCTCCCCGAAACCTCCCTCATGGACTCCCGCTTCGCCGGAGCCCCCACCGAAAGCAAAGGCCAGCACACCACCGTCTTGGAGGCCATGTATGACGAAGAAAACGCCATTCCCTTCGACCCCGCCGCAGGCGTCAGCTTGGATGAAGGCGACACCATGATCAACACCGCCCTCAACACCGACCTCCTCGGCCTCCCCGGCCTCCTCATCAACACCGAATGCCAAAACACCCTCTTCACCCTCCGCACCTACACCCTCCCCCCCTACCGCGACACCACCACCTACAAAGACGAAGCCTGCAAAGACTACCGCGACCCCATCGCCTACCACCTCCTCAGCAACTCCCGCTACCGCGACCGCACCACCCCCGCCGCCCCCGCCTGGAGCGGCTACTGAATCACCCCATGAACACCTGGCATCCTATTCCCGAAACACTTCCACCATTGGAAATCCCAGTCTGGCTTTACCTGCCAAACATCAATCAACCCATCATTGGCTGCCGAACAGAAGAAGAAGGCGAATGGTATTGGGCGCGCTGTTACGACGACTACTGGTTTGAACAAAACCGCTGGCGGACCTCCACCGCTGAAATGGACGACCTCGCCCCCACTCACTGGCATTCCCTTCCTCAACCTCCCACCCCAAACAAACACCCATGAACGACCTCACCCTCGAAACCGAAATCGCCACCCGCCACGGCATCCCCCTCGGCCGCCTCCGCGACTGGCGCAAAGACAACACCCTCATCGAACACACCCACTGGCAGCGCCAGCCCAGCAAAGCCATCGCCATCACCCCCGCAGGCTACACCGCCATCCTCGCCCAAGTCCAGCTCGATCCCGACAGCGCCCTCGAAGGCGACCCCGAAGACACCCCCACCCAAACCACCCCCACCATCCCCCTCAAAGTCGCCCGCAACCAAGGCCTCAACCCCCGCCTCCTCCGCTGCCTCCTCATCGACCCCATCGAAGGCATCGGCCCCCGCGTCGCCGTCCGCCTCATCACCCCCCGCGTCGCCACCCGCCACTTCAAACCCGGCACCACCATCGAAGCCACCCCCACAGACACCCCCGACATCTTCGAATACCACGGCCCCAAACCCCGCACCCTCCGCCTCTAACGACTACGCTATGCCGCGCCCACCTAAAATCTCCAAAAGCTCCACGATCCCCAAAGCATCGGCATCAGCGCCGTTTTCCGTTTTGTATTGGCAAACACCTTGCGTTTGCGGCTTTCAGGCAAAGTCAGCAGCAGAGTGGCAGCACCACGGGATTGTCTATCAAGGATGCGGCAAACAACGTAAAGCGAACAGCGAAGTCAGCCACGGCGGAGCCAAATCATGAACACAGACCAACACCCTCAAACTCCAACGGCGGAGCCGTTGGCTGGACTGTCTGGTTCGGCTGTGACGCTGCGCTGTTTCGACTGCAAGCACACATTCGCTGAACCCGAAACTCCCGAAGGTCAGACGCCACAACCCCATGAGGACGTGATATGTCCCGGCTGCGGAGAGCGACACCTAAGAATGTTTTATATCGAGTTGCCGAACAAGCAAATATCCCACCAGTAACACATGCACAAACACCCCGCCCCCTCCGCAACCAAACCCCCCCAAACAAACACCATGACACCCCCCCCCACCTTCTACCCCATCATCGACAACGGCATGGGCCTCTCCGTCACCAGTTGGGCCTTCTCCATGCTCGCCGCCATCCGTGGCGAATCCGTCTTCTGCCACATCTCCACCCCGTATCCCGGGTACGCCATGAACATCGCCACCCGCCACTTCCTCGACAGCCCCTGCCAGGAAATGGTCGTCATCGACACCGACCTCGTCTTCACCCCCGACCACCTCGCCGCCCTCATGGAGCACCACGAACCCCTAGTCTTCGGCCTCTACGGAAAACGCAAGATCCGCTTCGACCCGCCGCTCACCCCGCTCCCCGGCCAGGAAGACCCCAGCCAAACCCCCGGCCTCCTCTGGGAAGTCAAAGAAACCGCACGCGGCTTCATGCGCGTCCACCGCAGCGTCTTCGAGAAAATGCGCCCCCACGTCGGCACCCTCAAAGGCACCGAATTCGGCGACCTCCCCAACTACTGGCCCACCAACCCAGACGGCACCTCCGAAGACTTCGCCTTCTGCGCAAAGTGGCGCGAACTCGGCGGTCGCATCCTCATCGACAAACGAGTGTTCGTCCGTCACGCCGGACAAGTCCTCTACCCCGTCGCCAAATGAATCCAAACCCCACCCCCACCCATGTGTGACAAACTCCTCACCCGCGCCGAAGCCCGCCACCTCCTCGCCCAGGCCGGCATCGGCATCTACCGCTCCCGCCTCGTCCTCATCGAGATCCGCCCGCACCCCCACAACCTCCACCATCGCCAGCTCTGGCTCAAGTCCGCCGTGCAAAAATGGATTGACAACCACCTCCACGCCCCGCAACCTGCCCACGTCGTTCCTGGGGAGGAAAGCAGACCGGCGCGTGGCACCCACGCCCGCTCATGACATCCACATCCCACCCCGGCACCCTGCCAGACGTGATCGACCCCGCCCGCCCCCTCGAAAGTGCTTCGCATTTCGTCAGCGACGCCCTGAGCGAACTTCAAGCCGCCATCGGAGACGCCACCTGGTTCACCGCCCTCATGGAGCGCAACGAACGCACCCGCCAGTGCTGGTGGGCAGGCAAGAACGGCACCGGCCGCAAAACCGACAAACCCGGCCAGCCCGCCATGCCCTGGAACGGCGCCGCCGACCACGAAGTCCACCTCACCGAAGAAATCCTCCGCGACCGCCAGGCCATGTTCCTCGCCGCCCTCGCCAAAGGCGCCCTCTCCGTCATGCCGCAGAACGCCGACGACGCCCCCCGCAGCCAGCGCATGAAACAGGTCCTGCGCTACTACCTCACCACCGCCATGGGCAGCAACTTTGCCACCATGGGCCTCCGTGCAGGCAACTGGGCAGACCGCACCGGCCACAGCCTCGTCTACGTCCACTGGAAGGAAGAGCGCGGTGCCGAACGCCGCATCGTCACCCGTGAAATGCTCGAAGCCGCCCTCGCCCAGCAGCTCACCCCCCAGACAGACCCCACCGACCCCATGGCCGCCGAAGCCGACATGGCCATGATCGCCGAAGACATCCCCGTCATCCTCGAAACCATGCTCATGGATGACACCCGCACCGACGAACTCGCCAATTTGATCCTCCTCCTCGATCCCGGCCTCGCCGCCCGTGGCCCCACCGGCCTAAAGGAAGCCCGCCGCGCCGTCAAGCAACTCCGCACCGGCACCCCCGAAGGCGCAGAATACATCTCCTCCTACGTCCGCACCTCCCGCCCCAACTGGGAAACACTGATGCCCTTTGTCGATGTCTTCTACCCCCCCGAAACCGTCATGGAAGACGGCCTCGACAGCGCCCGCTGGATCGCCCGCGTCCAGTGGCTCTCCGCCCAGCAGCTCCGCGAAGAAGCCGCCATTCACGGCTGGGACAAAGCCTGGCTCACCGAAGTCCTAGAGAAGCACAAAGGCCGCCCCCAATCCTTCTCCACCGACGCCTCTAACCTGCCCGAGTGGGCACTCTCCGGCATGGGCGTCCGCTGGGCAGGCACCAGCGGCACCCTCATCGGCGGCGAATACGGCAAAGGCGAAACCCAGCGCAACCTCTACCAAATCGTCCGCCTCTGGGACCGCGCCACCACCCCAGACGGCCTCACCGCCGTCTACGAAACCGTCCTCCACCCCGACGTGCCAGACAAAGTCGCCAAACGCGAACTCCTAGAGCACTGGGACGGCATGTACCCCTTCTTCGCCGTCACCAGTGAAATGACCGAGAAACTCCTCCTCGGCTCCCGCGCCATCGCCGAACTCACCAAGACCCCGCAGGACGCCATCAAAGCCCAGTGGGACTCCCGCACAGACATGGCCAGCCTCACCACCGTCCCCCCCTGGACCGGCCCCGCCGAACTCAAAGGCACCCGCATCTCCCCCGGCATGTTCATCGAACAATGGCGCGCCGGAACCGTCGCCGCCTTCCCACTCCCCGGCCCCGACGGTCGCTCCATCGAAATCGAACGCACCCTCCGCGCCTCCACCGACCGCCTCTTCGGGCGCGTCAGCGACAACGTCCCCGCCCAGACCTCCATGCTACGCGGCCAGGCCGACCTCGACTGGTTCCTCCTCTCCATCACCCGTGGCGTCCGCCTCACCGCCCGCCTCATCCAGCAATTTATGCCCCCCCTCACCGGCGCCCGCATCATGGGCACCGGCGAACCCGTCATCGCAGACCGCGAAGAAGTGCGCGGCTCCTTCGACTACAACGTCGCCTTCGACGTCCGCTCCCTCGACCTCGACTGGGCCAAAGGCATGCTCGAATTCATCAACCAGCAGCTCATGCCGCTCGACCGCCGCAGCCAGATCAACACCGGCCCCATCATCGAATTCGGCTTCAACATCCTCCACCCCAGCCTCGCCGCCGTCGCCGTCCAACCCATGGACCAAGTCTCCCAGCGCGAAGTCACCGAAGAACGCGCCGCCATCACCGAAATCTTCGCCGGAGGCAGCCCCCCCTTGTCGGAAGGCCAAGACGCCACCGCCCGCGCCAACGTCATGGTCGAAGAATACCAAAAGTCCCCCCTCCGCCAGCAAGTCATCGCCACCAACCAGCAGATCCGGGAAGTCTTCATCGCCCGCCTCGAACACCACGTCTTCCAGCTCACCCAATACGGAGAGAACGCCCAGACCGGACGCCTCGGCGCCGCCGACCCCCTCAAAGTCCAAACCCCCGCCGAAGAACTCCTCGCCTACCTCAAAAGCCTCCC